CCTTGTTAAAGCTGACACGTTTGGTTGTTGCATCCTTGCCTATCAGGGTATGTTCTTTCCCACAATGGCTACAGTTAAACGTAAAGCTGTTCCTTTCTTTTCGGCACCTTCTGCAGTAGCCACTCTTATTGAGAGAGTAGTACAACCGCTTACCGCATCCACCGCTACAGGAGAAGGTCTTACCCGTCCAAGGGAAAGACTTCTCCAGATTATTATTTTTGACAATCTGGAAGGCTCGTTGCTTGGTGACGCCAACAGCATCCCCCAGTTCCTGATAGGTCAACTGAGGGTCTGCTTCCAGTAGTTCTTTAATTCTGTTCGTTGATGATTTTCTGCTCATTGTTCTCCCTATCGTAATAAACTGCTTTTAATTTGTTCCACATGTCGTACTGGGCGTTTGGGAACTTGGCTCTGGAGCCACACTTTTTACATGTGGCTTCAGCCCAAGACCCGTTAGGAGATTCCAGTACCCAGTGATGGGTGCAATCTCCTAAATTGTCCATACTGTTTTCCCTTTTTCATTGGTAGCATTTACTGCTATCACCTCTTCAATTGAGTATGCAATATCTTTAAACTTCAAGGTTGGAAATGTTTGTCTTGCAATATCTCGTGCTTCCTCAACTGTTTCTGCGTAAACCTCAATATCTTTATGTCCAGTTAATTCAAGTTGCACTGTATACATAGCCATTATTCAGTCTCCTTTATGATATGCATAAGTTCATCTGCCTCAATATCAACGCCCTCATCTGCCAAAAACTGTACAGCTTCTGCAGTCGTGTCAAAACGCATCAGGCTGTTGTCTGCTTCCAGTAGGTATTGCCTGCCATTCAGACCAATAACACCATCATCAGTATTGTCTCTGTAAACTAAAAACTTCATGCTATCTCCTCTACAATTTTGTTCGTATTCCTTAAAAATAAGTTTTGAGGCTCTGAGTCCATATATATATCCCGTGTGGTAGGCATTCGATATCTTGCTAGATTCCCCTGACGGGATTTTTTTACGTTGTTCTCCTACCATCTCTACTGCTTCCTCTATGTATGCGTCAAAATCTGCCATATCAGTATCCTAATTCCTCTGTTGTTATTGCCCCGTAGGCATCTGGGTGGATTTGAAATTCCGGTTCATTCTTTTCTCTAAAAACCTCATTAGCCATCTCGATACATTCCTTACAAATTCCCCGTTTAATACCCTTTATTGGGATAGAAGGGACTCTCTTAGGGTTATATCCAAACGGTTTTTTACAAACGGCACATGGTGACCATGCTAATGCGTACAACATTATTCATTCTCCTTTTCTTTATACATTTTCCATATTTCCTCTTGAGATACTGATCTACCTACGGTTTTCTCTAGACCATTCCACCGTAGAAGGATATTTTTCTCTCGTCTTTTAACCTCTGCTTTACTAGCCTCTCCATCCATCCAAAGGTTCTCTGGCTCCAGTTCCATTAATAGGTTAAAGAACTCAGTAAATACTTCACTGCTTATTTTTTGTTCTTTTCTGGAACCTGCATATCTAACTACTCCCCGTGCAAGGGTCTCGATACTTTCCCAGATAAAGTCTGGGGGATGCGTCTCTACCATCTCAGATGCATTGTTGGTTAGATAATCATCTAACTGATTGTCAGCCCAACTTTCAAAATCTGGTGGCAGGGAGTTCACCAGAAAGAACTCACTGGCAAACATAAAATCTTCTGTTGTTATCTCAGGCATCATTTTTCTCCTTGTGTAATGCTCGTATTAGTTCAACATCTTCATTGGCTATTGCTTCTCTCCAGAATCTGGCGTCAGGAAAATCCTCATCAATATGGGGAAACCAAAATTCAGCCTGGTATTTCTCCAGTGCGTCCCAGTCTGTTGTATGTCCATCCCCGTCTTCCTCTTCCCAGTCATCACCCACGCAAGTTCCGCATAGATAGCCGTCAATTAATAAAACTGGCTCTGACGTCTGGGGGATATATTTATCAGCGGAGACACGGTTAACGAATCCATACCTTCCGGTATCTACACCGCAATCGATGCAGATACCCCCCAGATCAAGCTTCTGTACTGTCTTAGGCATAGGACGCCAACCCCCATGTATACCCAGACTCTTTATCGTCTGGGAACTTCCGGTCTAAATGTTCCACGAGATCAGCAGGTAAGTGGTTTCTGATATCGTCCCCTATAAACTGGTTATATTCGATTAGAGATAGAACATCTCCACTCAGGTCAAAACTGTCCTCTTCCTTAACGATGGACGTAATAACCGTGTTATGAATACCCCATGTGTCTGCTTCTACCTCGTACCCCAGTTCCCTGATAGCCTTTGCAACCTCATCAGTCATCACAATCCCGTCCCCGTCATTAAACCCCCATTTGCTGAAGGCTTCTTCCCAACTCCACTCAATAATTATTCTAGGCATTGCATCTCCTTTATATATGCTTATTTATTGCCCCTGACGCCCCGTAGAGAGGCGTTTCGTCCATTTAGGACTCATCAGAGGGACTGAATCCACTCTGATGCTTTTTGCCCCTGAGAGGCTGACACTACGACAAGCTTTTTATCCTTCTTGATCTTCTTGGCCCATCCAGTGATATAGGCTTCTGAATTATCGATAGTGTTGGTGATCCCAGAATCATGACAAAGGAAGGTAGCGGAGAACTCTGCAACGAGTTCTTCCTTGGAATAGGTAGCACTACCAAAGGGAGCAATACCGGTCTCCAGTTCATGGCGGTTTAATCGCTTCTTGTGACCCGTGCTATGGCTTAGTTCATGGAACAGGGTGCTGTAGTACTCCTCTGGGCTATCAAACGTCTCTTTGAGAGGCATATGGATTGAATCCTTAGCAGGGACATAGAAGGCACTATTTCCGCCATGAGCGATAGTGGGTTGATCTGGCATTCCCCTGATGATTCTTTCAGCTTCCAGAATAGGGCTGAACTTGTTACCTTCTAGGTCTGGGACGTTGAATGGCTCAATGTCGAGATCGTCACACTGCTCAACATTAAATACCGTGTAGTAGCGGAGAAGGAAGAACATTTCATCCAGATAAACTTTCTTCCCGTCCTCGCCTTTGGCATATTTCTGCATTGGCTTCCAGAAGACTACCGGCATTCCCTTCTCCCCTTTCCGAACTTTCCCGTTGAGGGATTTGGCTTTATTGAACGTGACCCATCTGGGGTCTGAGAATTCAGTCATTCCCAGAAGAATTACATTGATTCCCCGATAGGGTCTCCCGTCCACGTTCTGGGGAGCTGTACCCCCCAGAGTCGTCCAAGGCTTATGCCAAGGAACTGTACCGTTCTCCAGAGCCGTTAAGACTCTACTGGTGATTACTTCGTATGGTGTATCTTTATTCATTTTTGCACTCCAGGATTTTTTGCAATTTTGTTTCCGCAAGCAAGGCATTCACTGTTTAAAAAGATGTAGTGGTCAAAGCAGACCACGGCGTCTAAGGCTTCCCCAGTAGGGTTATCCACAATGACGGCCTCACCATCTAATAGGTCTCGTAAATCGTCCCAAGTCATATCAATTCTCCTTATACCCTAGGGTCGACTTCATCCCAGAGAGAGATGACAGTTTCAACCCTTTTTAAAGCTTGTTCTAGCGTGGCGACTGGAGCGTTGTAACCGCATTCCACCCATTCCCCAACACCTTTGAGTAATGCGGCTATGTCCTCATCTTCCATAGTTTCAATGACAAAATCCCAACCACCTTCCTCGTTGTAATGCCGGTAAGCATGGCTTTTAACCGCTTCCACCAGAGACTGGATATCCACTTCCTTCCTCTCAGGCTTATTAAAGAGATATTCCTTAGTCCATTTGTTCTTGAAAGCATCCCCTTTGGTCTCGTCTGTATACATATACATGTAGTCCTCAACATTGGCTCTGGTGAGTACCCCAGACGCTACAGCATCTTCAAATACTGTATTTAGCTTCTTATCCATATCGGTTCTCCTTGTGATTTCGCTGAGTTACTGACTCAGACTCATCAGTACAGATTAGTTTCTGTAGATCACGCCCCCCAGAAGAGGGCGTGATTACTAATAGTCCGGCTCTATTGTTTCCCCCATGGCAATGAGTTGACCGTACCCGTCCCCACCATTTTTAGACCATCCACAATAGCAACGTGCCAGTCCTTTATGATCGCTACAACTCAGGCAAACCTTACTCCCACAATAGTTAGACCACTCATAACTATGGGAACAACCCTTTTGTACAGGCTTTTTATTAAGTTCATTCTCAAATGCTGAACATTTGGAATGGTAGTTAACCCCTTCCATAGTGTGGACAATGGATTCTCCCTGACGAATGCCCCCACAATTGGTTACTTTTTGTAATCTGCAATATCCATCAAACATTGCTTGCATATCCGCTCTCCTTGTTTTTAGTTGCTTGTGTACAGTACCGGTACAGTACTGGTATTACCCCCCCCTCTCTCCTAAAGGAGAGGGGGGGGTAAATGCTAGTTAATAAAGACTATTTATAAGCGTTCCGATTTGCTTGGTATGGTGCAAGATAGAAAGCGTTCCCAGCCTTGTCGTCCGATAGTGTTGTAAGGAGTCTTTGCCCTATCGTCTGAATCCCTTACTCTTGTGACCTTTAGACTACCGGCATTCCTTATCTTGTTGGCTTTATCCATGACCCTGTTCAAAACCTTCATACGCCTTTGCCCATATGTTCCCTTGGTAGCTGTTGGAACCCCCCAGTCTAACCACGCCTTGGTTAACTGGAATTTATGGTTACCAAGGGCTAATGAGACCCCATCATCCCCAACCTTGCTACCGTGTACTAAATACAGGGCTGTACTTAGTGCCTCGTACTCACTCTCAAAATACTTTTGTTCCATCCTGATTCACTCCTTGTGAACTTGTTTCTTGACCCCCCTTGTTGGGAGCCAAGTGGCAAAGCCAAGTCAATCTTATCAAATGGTAGTACCCAGTACAAGTAAAGCTAATCCCATTACATGTAATACTTGTAAATTACATGTAATAAACGTGTAAATTACGCCCGTTACATGTAATACCGGTTAAGATGTTGTTATGAGAAAGAGCAAGTTAACAGAAAAACAGAAAGCCTTTGTTGATGCCTATTTAAACTCCAACCGGAACGCCTCACTGGCGTACAGAACAGTCTACGGGGACAAAGGGGACAACGTGGTCAATGCGTCCGCCAGTAGGCTTCTCAAGAATGTTAATGTGATGGACGAGATTGTTAAGATTCAGCAAGAAAATGCACTTATAACCCAACGAAAACAGGACATAAACAGGGACTTCCTTATTGATAAGTACCTTCAGGTGATTGACCTTGCACTGGAAGAACGCCAGTTATCAGCCTGTAGGCAGGCTCTGGATAGCCTGAGCCATTTGGCAGGCGTCTGGACGTCCAAGACTGAGGTACATGTCTCTGGGACGGTAGACCACCAGCTCCAGAGCCTCTCCAGTGAAGAGCTGATGCAGGCTCTACAGCAAACCAGACGACCTGCAATCGAGGCTGAATACCGGAATCTGGAGCAGTAATCTGTGCTGGGACGGTACTGGGATAGTCAGCCGTCACTAGTCCTTACTAATCACCTCTGACGCCACCCTCAGACCCATTTTGGCGATAAGAGGCCGTCAACAGTCCTTACTATATATAGTCAGCACTCTGCTGTCGTCAAAGATCAGCCGTCACAAGTGCCAGGGCGATTTTTGTTAAGGTTTTTGTTAAGTTCCGGTTAATGGTTAACATTCAAGCAGAAATTCAAGGCATAAAAAAAGGCCCTGTACCAAAAGATACAGGGCCAGTAGCCTACTACTCTATTTATTGAAACTCTAACCAGTAGTTTTCTTCTTCTATGCTATTCATAGACTCTTCTGGCAGATGATCAACTGTATTCACGTAGCCTGTACCGCCATTGGCATCTGGATAAGCTTTGTACGCTTCTTTTTCGCTATCAAAGCTATCCACAAACGACTTTTTTTGTTGACCAGCTAAAAGGCTATCTTTTTCCCATATAGACCACTCAAACACTGACCAGCTATATTCCTCAAACTTATTAGCTTCAATTGTGTGAAAAGTATCTTGTTCCATTTCTATTTCCTTTAGCTCCTCGGCGATTACACCGAGGAGCTGCTTGTTTAATGTTTTATGTAGCTTACGTTCTGGACTACTGGTGACCAGCAAGCGTGACAGTCTATACCGCCATTTTGAGCGCCCCAGCAAGTATTTCCTTGACTGTTAGCGGGGCAGATATGACTGTTAGCCATTAGCCATTGGTGGTCTAGTGTGTGAACTGTGCTGGTAGGTAAACCTATCTCACTAGGAGCAGGTCCATTGACCATATGGGCAGATAATCGAATGACTAGATTTTCTGGTTGTGTAGCTCCTGCCCAATGCATATATTCTATGGCTATCTTATATTCCCTGGTTGGCAACCAGTGTTTAGTATCTGGTGTTAGTGTTGCTACCTTGTGAACGTTTATTAGAAATTCAACATTCGGAACGTCACCAGCAGACAACCAACGAAAATATTCATGTGAATATCTATTAATAAGGAATGCCATAGCCTGACACCATTTCGGATGGTCTAGCGATTCTAGGCGCCTATATTGTGCTGGTTGCACTGTCTTATGAAATACTGCGAATAATCCTTTCTCAGCATAGCAGTCAGAACAAACAGAATTTTCAATTTCTTTCAGTTTGTTACCTGTAAAGCATTCGGCAGGAGGTAGGTTATAGGTTTTAGCCTTATCCATTTTACTAACAGTCTGGATACCTCCTCCTGTAATTTCTTTGGCTTGTTTTACTGTAAATCTTTTCATTTTATTTCCTTTAACACTGGGCAGGTATCCAGCCCGCCCAGTGTAGCCTGTGTTTATTAAATGCTTATATCGATATCTAGTACTTCTACCTCTTCCAATGCAGTATCCAAAGCTTCAAGTTTATTGCTAACGTTTATCAATAAACCTATTGCATCTTCTGCGGCACTAAAATCGCTATCAATTTGATCTTTTACACTTTCGATCATACGTACCTTATCTTCTAGCTGTGCGCCTATATCATCGACAAGGCTACGCACGTTCTCCAGTTCACTTTCCAGATCGCTAGCTGGAGGTAAATTGTTAAATATTTCAGTGTTGTTATCTAATATGCTCATATTATTTTCCTTGTTCTGTATCTTGTTTGTTGCGCTATGAATTCTCATAGCCATAAATGGTGTAGTGCCTTGACTGGTAACACCAACCAGATCGGGCAGTACACCAATCGATCCGGCTGGTTGGCTATGTAGCGTTGATTCGTTCATCTCTTATCCTTATAGTGACTAAGTCAAGCCCTAACCCCTAGGGCTTCTTATTTCTACCATATAGATAATGAGAAAGTAAAGGTATTACTGGTCTATTTCGGGCAGGTAGCTAATAAAGGTAGAAGGTGGCTGGTGGGTTGAGGAGTCCCGAAACCAATAGGAAAGCGAGCGAACCGGTGCCGACCCGACCGCCTAATATAAGTCCTCTGAAGCAACCAACCAAAATTTTGCAATCCTGCAGTTTTGCGCTCTGGTTACGGTACTGGTATTACACAACCCCCTCTCCTTTAGGAGAGAGGGGGTTTGTGTATAGGGCAGTTGATAAAAGATGTTAAGTCGGGTATTTTAATATAGAGTGCGGGGTTCATATCTCCTTTAAAACGCTTACTACTATAGTTATCCCGCACTCCCACACAGGAGGAAGTTATGCCTAAAGGGTATGGATATGGTAAAAAGAAGCCTATGAAGCGACCTAAATAGTGAAGTCCCTTATATGTGTATATGGGGGCCATGGTGACTGTGGTCTGGGTACATGCAATTGTGAGTGTCATGGAGAGGATTAATGGTCTCTGCTACAGAGGATGTAAAGAAAGAGGCGGCCCGAAGACTGGAAAGGGAACTCGCAAGTAGGAACTTTATAGCTCCTTATACTGACGATCCTGGTGACAGGGAGGTTGATTTCCTTGATTACGTGAAGATTCTTGAGAGGGCGCAGATACATTCAGGGGTGTCAGGAGGGGCGGTACCCTTTCAGAAGTGGGATTATATAGAGGGACTCGCAAGGTCCATTGTAGATAACCGTCTTGTAGCTGTGCTGAAGGCAAGGCAGTTGGGATTTTCGTGGACGAGTGCTGCGTATGCTGCGTGGTTACTTACGTTTAAGCACGGTACTAATGTTCTTATGATTTCCAAGGGACAGACGGAAGCTTTTTCTTTGCTGGATAAGGTTCGGTTTATATTAAAGAATCTGCCAGATGACTGGCAGGCTCCTTTATCTCCTGATTCAAGGAGTGAGATAGGGATACCGGACCGTGACTCCAAGGTAATCGCCCTACCCTCTACGGAGGATGCGGGGCGATCAGAGACAGCGTCTGTGGTTATACAGGACGAGGCTGACTTTCACGAGTACCATATGCAGAACTATGCTGCTGTAAAGCCTACTGTGGATGCTGGTGGGCAGATGATTATGGGTTCCACCTCTAATAAGAGGCATATGAGTACGTTATTTAAGGAGCTTTACAGGAACGCTCCTGACAATGGGTGGCACAAGTTATTCATACCCTGGGGTGCCAGACCCGGAAGGGATGATAAGTGGTATGAGGGTGTTAAGGATACCGTTCCCTCTATAGATTTACATGGAATGAGTCCTGAACAGTTTATGGAACAGGAGTATCCCGGTGATGAGACTGAGGCGCTTGCACCTCCACGAGCGCAGAGTATTTTTGACCGGGATATTATCGCTGGCATGGCTGACGATTGTATTAAACCACTTAGAGAGGTTGGCCCTGCCAGTATCTATCAGGACTATCGTGCTGGTAAAAGGTATGTTGCCGGAACTGATGTTGCCTCCGGGGTGGGTATGGACTACTCAGTTACTGTAATAGTTGATGCTATTACAGGCTACGTAGTAGCCGATCTGGTAACGAATACCTTGCAGCCGGAGGATTTTTCCGTGGCTTCAATGAGGTTACTTGAGGAATACTATAAGCCTGACTGGGGAATCGAGAATAACTTCTCTGACACGGTATTGACTATAGCCAGGGATCAGAATTACCCTAAGATATATAAGAGGCGTGTTGGAAGGGGTAGAAACATGCGTAGGGAACATGGGTGGAAGACGGACAGGATGAGCCGTATGACACTATTCGATGAACTACGGGCCACTTTTAATGCGGGACAGTTAACTATTCCCAATAAGTACGGCCTTGATGAGTTTACAACTATCATTGCCGCACCGGGGGAAAAACCGCAGGCTATGGGTGGCGCCCATGACGACTATGTCATGGCACTTGGTGTTGCCCTTATGGTTAGAAGTGAGAAAGGAATCATAAATAATCACAATATAGTACCGCTACCGGCACTGGGATAGGGATATAACATGGCTGACCTTAGAGAAAGACCTGATGAAGAACAGATTGTTCGCTTTCGCTCCAAGATGGGCGAATTGTGGGGGAAGGCACACGCAGAATTCCGTGATAACGATGCGTATTACCAGAGAAGGTTTAATGTATGGAGTCAGAACTATCAGGGAAGGCCCGTATTTTATGACTCTACCCCTACTCATCTTGTTGATCATGCCGTATCTACACTGATGAATTTCGATCCCCGTATACACAGGGAACCTGTAGGGGATACAGAGCAGCACAAGATTGATGCTACTGACCTTGAGAATGGACTAAAAGCAGTACTGGATGGTGCCGGAAGGCAGGAAACAGTAATGCCCTGGAAGATGATGGCACAATACCTTGTCGCTCATGGTTATGCTGTTATTGAAGGGCCACTCCTTTCTGGCCTTCAAGACAGGCCACCGGAACCTACAAGGTCCGATTATGAAGACGATGAAGGGTACGATGCTGCAACTACTACATATAAGGCACAGAGAAAATCATTTAACCCTATACGTATAAGGGTTCCGCATCCGTCTACTGTTTTAATGAACCCAAGAGAAAAGACGCCTACTATGGCTATCAAGGCATCTAAAATGTCTGCACAGGAACTTCATGAGCAGTCTGTTATGAAAAAAAAGAGGCAGAGACGTAAGTATTCTGAAATATTTGATATGGGTTCGCTTGATCCGTGGGATGAGGTTGAATGCTGGGATTACTGGACACCTTACTGGCATGTAAAGCTTGTGGCTAACCCACAGGCAAGTTTTGGTTCTCCTACCTCCAGGGCGGCTACTCCTATATGGATGGAAAGAAACACATGGGGATTTGTTCCTTTTGTACACACATTCTCTGGTTGGGGAATGGATATGAGTGATACCGGAGGAGACCCTGCCAACCTTGCACAGGGTATATTGACTCCTAACAAGGAAACAATCAGGAAAAGAACACAGGAACTGTCTGCTTTTCACCAGATGCTTTTAAGACAGGCATTTGCTCCTATGGGAACCTCACGAGACCCATTGACACTGGCAGCAGCCATATCAAATGAGGGGATACTGGAGGGAGACCCACAGGATTACTGGGTTATGCAGACTCCTGATATTCCTTCGTGGGCGCAAAATATCAGGGCTGGTACTGATACGACACTTGAGATGGGAACCTATACATCTGCACTGGCAGGTATGAAACAGCCGGGGGTAGGTACCGTAGGACAGCAGGCAATACTTAACACTGCCGGAATGAAGATATTTGGTCCCCTTGAGGCCCAGCGAGAACATGTATCATCTCTTATTGGTGGAAGAGTATTGCAGCTTGTTGATACTGTTTCTGAACTTAGAAATGGTATTGGTGCTGATGGTAAAACACTTAGACGCTCCCAGATACACAATATATACGATGTGAAGGTACAGTTTCCTCATTCCGATCCTGTTATGGAGATGCAGAGAAGGCAAATGGCATTATCTGAATTTCAGGCTGGTCTTATAGATTCAATGACATATTATGATCAGGCTGGATACGAAGGTGGTACCGAAATCAAACAAAGACTTATTGAAGACGCAATAAGACAGCTTCCTTCAGTAAGGGAGAAGATTGAACAGACTGTGGCACAACAGATGGGACTGGTTGATCAGGAAAACCAGCAGCAAGTTGGTCAGGAAATAAATCAGCGACAGCAAAACATGCAGCCCCAGATACCGGGAATGGGTAGCTTACCTACAGAGAATCCGCAGCAGGAACAACAGGCACAGACAATTCCTGGTGGTGGAGAGGCAGATATAAATTCAATGCTTACACCTAATACATTTACACCAGATAGGATTAACCTTGGCTAATAAATCGAAGAATGCATATACAGACGGAATTCTTGCTGTTATTCAGGAATACAATCTGCTTAAACAAAATGCGGATAAGAATAAAATTCCTCCGATTATGAGTGAAAGGCAAACTGACGCCTTCTCACCAGTAAATCAGGTTTATAAAAAACATGGAATTAATCCTTCTGATTTTAACGAGTTTAGGCAATGACAACTCCATACGAAGAAAATATAGCTCGTATTGCATCGTTAATTAATGTAATTCGCAGGCAGAATTTACAGGATATTGATTCTGTCACATCAGAAAGTGGGGAAGTATATTACCCTGACCCAAAGATGTTAAGTGAATTAGACGAAATAGAAGATGAAATACAAGCGTCTCTGCGAGAAGAAGGATATGCAAATTTTATGCGTCCAGGTAAAGGCTATAAAGCATTACCTGAATTCACTATGAAAGATGCTGAAACGATTATCCATGAAACTACAATAAGATGGCTTAACAATGATCCTCACGGACAAGATGTACTTAGAACTTTAAATAACGATAGTGTTTTTATTGAACAAGATGGCACATATACCATATTTGGTTCAGCTTCTTTAAATCAGGGCAATGGACTTGCTTTAAAACAAGAATTTGCAGAGATGATGCTTTCTAATTTTGAGTTTGATTTGGGTAAAGTCAATATAATAGAACCTGA